GCAGGGATATTATCCACGGCAAAATAAGCCGTCATCCCCACATCACTACGAGTTAAATCAGGGAGTTTGTTGCTGTTGCCCAAAGTGCGGTATAAATCGGGAAAGGTTTGTTGGCTGAATGTTGAACCATCAGCACGTAAAAAACCAACGGGATTGGTTACCGCACGAGGGAATGACACCACCGCACCAATAGGGATACCATCGGTATTAAGTTTTTTCCAAGCCGACCAACTGTCAGTCTGATAACTTGTTTGATGTCGCTCATACATATCTGTACTATAAGCAATATAGGCAATTTGACGACACCAATGACCATCACCTCCTGCAATAACTTGGATGTGACAACTCGTTGATACGGGTAGATTTTGCGAGCGGCTTGCTTGAGTAATCGCATAAATACCATCGATTTTAAGGGTGTTAATATCACCTGCAAAACTTTGGATTTTAAGATCACCTATACCATAGCCAGCTAAGGTTGTGGCTGGGGATTGTTTGCTATTTGCGAGGTCATAAGCCGTTTTAACTGCGGCACTGGTTGCAACTGTGTCTGCACTATTGCTATTTACTGCAGAGGATTTCTTGCTGTTGGGGATGTAATTTTGCGAGACATTTAACTGTAATTGTGCAGTTTGTTGAGCAAGTTTTTTCCCTGCTTTTGCAGTGAGTGCAAGAGATTCACTTTCAAGGCCAGTATCATTGGTTAAGCGAACCACTCCTTCGGTATTAATGTTTGAGCGTGGTACATTAAGCACCTTGGCATAATCAACCTCTCCAACGGCAAGGCTTTCCGCTTTTTTGGCTGCTTGCGTCGCTTCCTCTGCTTTTTGTGTAGCAATAGTCGCACTTTGTGTTGCAGATGATTCCGCACTTGCTAAATTTACGGCTAATTGTGCTGCTTTTTGCGCATAATGGTAAGCAGAATATTTTTCATCTAAAACAACTTCATTTTCAGGATTGGACGCCCATTTACGTGCCATATTTTCTGATTCATCCGCAGATTGCCTGCTTGATAATGCAGAAGTCGCGGCTTGTTGTGCAGTTTGTGTGTTAGTCGCGGTAATTTGGGTATTTTGTACAACCGCTTGTGTGTTTGCTGCAACTTGTTGTGCTGTTTTGATGACATCATCACGTGCATTATTCACACTTGCTTCTGTTTCCGTTAGCATTTTGAATGGAACAGGATGATTTGGGTCGCTAGGTTCGGGAATTAATGGACTGGTTGCAAAGCCTTTTCCATCATCACGCATTGCTGGGATACGCTCAAAGCTCGCTTGGATGGCATCAAATTCATCAGAAACTGCCGTGCCATCTGCCTTGGTGTAAGGGGTAAATTGATGGGTGCGTTGATACCACGTTATTTTTTCATCAGACACGATAATTTCTCCGAGTTATGTAGTTGAGAATAAGCCCACTGATTTCAAATTGTGGGGAGTAAATAGATGAACCAGAAAATGACAGTGCAATATTGCGACTATAGCCAGATAAATAGAATGTTGGTGTAGAATAATCTTCCGCTGACCACAGGAAATCATTCCAAAAGGAATCATTCCAACGCCCGCCACCACCAGTGATTTGCAAATCCTTGCTCAATGTTGATGCGTGGTAGTTAGAATTGTAATCAAGATCGAAACGATAACTTAATTTAGATTTTCCCTCTGTGGTTGCTTGTAATTCTGCGCTATGCCAACTTTTAATCAATGTTGGCGACCCACAATGGTTAAATGCCATTTTAATAATCCAATCAATTGGCTTTCCAGAAAAGGAATAACATTTATCAGATTGGCGATATACCTTACCATCATCAAAAGCCAAGTAAACTTGTTCAGGTGATTGCCATACCCCACATAAAATCTCAGGATAAGTAAAAAATGTACTCCGTGTTGAGCCATCAGCTTGTAACATCATACAAATATGACGACCTTCTCTAGAATAGAACCTAATCTGATTTGATTTTGGTTTTGTGGAAGTATAAGCAATGTTGTAATGTTGCTTGTCGAAACCTAGTTTACGATTGGCATCTACTTCACTTAATCGAAAATCGCCAAATTGCTCGGTTTGATCGATGCGTGTAATACCATTTTTACTAATAGCTAAGGGAACGAATGTTGTTTGTAATGTTTCAGGTACAATGCCGATAGAAGAAACTTCTTTTAAAACCCAATCATCACGCCCTGAACCATAAAGCCCCGCTATTTTATTGCGGCAACCAATAATTAATACCCCACCAACAGTGGAAGAAAGTGCAGTGATTTCATCACCTAACCCCAATTGTTCAGAACCGAGTAAAACTGACCATTGGTTAGGACGCCCCACTAAAGAATGTCCTAATTGCCCACCTGGGAAAGAGGCAAATAAGTGATTGCGGTGTGCGCAGATATATTGCGGATTATTACTATTCACCAAAATTGGAACAATTACCCCATTTGGCCGCACTTCAATAATTTGTTCTCCATTACAGCCGTAAGCATAAAACGTATCTGCGCCGCCATAAAAATTGTGATAAATAAAGTGCCAAGACAATCCTTTTGATAATTTGACTAACTCGCAGTACTCAATGGTTGCAACAGTCTCCCCTTTTATTTGTAAAGGTTGATTTTCAATAACCGATTGAGAGAGAACCACGTAACCAGATAAATTATCTGGAGCAAGCATGACTGAATGGATAATCCCACGACTGCCAGCGGATATAAACTCAGCACCATTCAGTAAATTCTCAGGTTTTACCACGTTTTTTAGTTTAACTAGATAGGTATTCGGTATGGCTGACCATCCTTGACTTGAGCTGATAAACCCACCGCACTTTTCTCCGTTATCTCGAAAGGCGATTACTTCGTTATTGAGCTCTAGTACGCCACGAATTGGGTTTTCTCCTGGTACGGTAAGCACATGCTCTACGCCCAATTGAAAAGCGGTCGCACGGTAACGTAAATCATCTTCTAACTCTCCTTCTGTAGAGCTATGCACGTAGTGAGCAGTGAAAGATGTTCCCTCTACGCTAAAAACATTGCCATTGGCTAAATTTAATGGGCGTAATGCTGCAACAACAAGCTCTTGCGCTAACACATCAATAATTTGATAGCGTTTTCCTTGATGGTTGAAGGTTTTATTAAGAAAGGATTTATCTTGAGGAATTTCATCAACCACTAATACTGCATAATCCATCTCAGAAGGGATCATTTCGCCGTCAATGCATTCATAACCTTCAATACGAGAAAAACCCCACCATAATTAGGTTGCACATTTAACGCGATAATCGCTTCACTATTCGCCTTTGCAATCGGCGGCGTAGTTAAATCCATGCCACCGCTGATGGCGATAAATTGTGATTGAATTCGTGGAAGTTGTGACATTATTTGCCTAATGATGGAGTGGGTAAGAATAGTTCACAAAGCAAATGAAGATATTTATCCCATTCATTTTGCCCGCGCATAACTAGCTCTTGCGCATTTTGTGACAGGGCTTTACTTTGCATAGCGTAGTACACAATCGCCACGTGGAATTGCTTAGGAATAAATGGTGTATCAGAGGACGCTTCTAATTCTTGAAGATTATCACCATCAAAACCATTCCCCCAAAATCGCCCGTTCCACGGGCGTAAGGATTGAATATCCAGCCACGCTTCACGAATTGCATCAACATACTCAAGGTTACGACCTGATTGATTTGTAACATTAAACGGACCTTCGCCCGTATCGTTCATTTCACGACGTAACCGTTGAGCAAGCTGCAAGTAATTCATTAAGCATCACCTAATACAGTAATGGAATAGCGAGGAGCAAAGTATTCGCTATAAGTACCGTCTTTGTTTTGTTCAAAGCGATGTTCGCCAGCTTTAGAAAGTAAAACATAAACAGATTCGGGTACGGCAACTTCTTCTCCACGTTTAATTAATATATCCAAATCATTAAGACCGACATACACATCACTGTTATCAGTTTCACTTGGCGCAATGATAATGTGCACACGTTTTGCAGATAAAGGCAAATCGGCTGGAGGCGTTTCTTTTGACTTGTTTTCTGTTGGCATATCGGGGCGCACCAAACCACTGGAGCTTTCAAAATCAAGAATAGCTTGAACAAGATCTTCTTTCTTGCCATCTTTTTCCACGCCACATTGTTCGCGTAAATGCGCAACCAATTCTTCTTTTGTGGCTTTTTTCAGATCAATAAATGGATATGACATAGATTTCCTCATAAAAAAGAAAGCCCTCACAAGGAGGGCTTGAGTTTCAAATTAAAGTGCGGTTGCGGCGACTTCCAAACGAACTAACCACGCATCATTTAAGATTTTACCAGCCCACCAAGTTTTCCAACCAACGGAACCAGTTTGGCCAAGTTCATCGCCTTTTTCAGCTTTACCAGGATTGCGTACCAAAATTTGTGCGGCATCTTTGCCTTTCAACGGGCAAACTGCATAAGCTTCTTGACCAAAGATCGCGATTTTGTACACGTCCGCATTTGAACCGCCAGTAGATAACACTTTACCAGCAGCGGCTGCACCTGCATTTGCTGTTGGAGTAAGCAATGGCGTGGTAATAAAACGCACATTTTCTACCGTACCGAACTCTTGTGGAACGATTGGCTGACGAGAGCCATATTCAGCAACTGAGGTAAAGCCTGGCAAATTGCGAATATCCGCTTCCAAGTCTGTGTGGCAAACAGCAATATAGGCTGCTTCAATCGGTTTAGTACCGTATTTGATTGAACCATCCAAAATATTAGTTTTTTTCTTCGCACGGTTGCGTTGTAATTTACGCACGGCTGCACGCACGTGTTCTAATTTCAAAGCTGTATTGACTTGTGAAGTTGCCGAACCGTTGGCAAAAATCACGTTAGTACCACCGCTGATTGCCCCCCACGTTGCAAGCTCAGTGGTTTCTGCTGCTTGCTCACCAGAAAGCATGGTCATGTCTGACAATACAGGATCTTCGTGAGTATCTTGAATCACATCAGTGATTTCAGTCCACGCACCAAATTGTTGTAAACGACATTCCACATCTTCATACACCATTTTTTGGGATTCAGGGCGAACACCTTCAGTTAATGGAGTTAAAGCCGGTGCAAACGGTTTTGGACGGCGGAATTTAATCACTTGGGATTTGTTTTGTGGGATTGGTTTGGTTTGACCAAGTTTAGTCAAAATCAATACCGGTTCAGCATGCGCTAACATTTTAGCTTCTGCATACACTTGTGTGCGTTGGGAAATATCCGTAGATTTAGTTGTAGCCATAATAATTTTCCTCAAATGAACTAACTATCGCTGCTTAGCAAATTGAGCAGCTAATTGATCGAATAACGCATCTTCATCAATTTCATCACCGCCTTTTGGTGCACTGCGCCCCGTTGGGAGTGACATGGCGGATAATTGTTGAGAACGTTTATTACGTTGCTCAGTGATGGAGGATGTTGCACGTTTGTACTCGTTGAGTAAATAAATCGCATCTTGCGGATCGTCAGAGCTAAACATTGCTTTAACGCCATTTGGTTGCGTATCTACCCAGCGATGGAACATAGGATCGCGCAAGATATTGTCTGCATCAGGAACGGCTTGAGTAACTAAAGAAATAGAGGTATCAAGTTGTTGCTGTGCAAAATCTTGAACGTTGGCTTCCACCATTTGAGCGATTGGGGCAGAAACATCTTCAAGGCGTTTATTTTGTCCGGCAATAATGCGGGACAATAACTCTGCAACTTCAGGATAATCAGCACGCAAACTTTCCAATTCTCCATCAAAGGAAGGTTGGTTTTGTTTGAGCTGTTCTAGAGCGGCTTGTGCTTGTTGATATTTCTTTGCGAACGCACCAGCACGACCACGATGAGATTTAGCCATGTGTTCGTAGCGTTCTTTGTCTGCTTTCATTGAGCGGAAATGCTCTTTCACTTCGTCAGTGGCATTTGCTAACCATTCAGGCTCTTCCTCTTTTGCTTCCGGCGCTTGCGGGTTGCTTTCTTGAGGAGGATTTTCTCCACGCTGATCGGGCGCTGGCTGATTGTTGTCATTTGCAACAGACGGCTCGTTGTCGGCAGTTAGTCCACCTGATTCAAGTTGATTAGCGGCTTCATCAAAAGCGGCATCAGCATTAAATTCTACGGTGTCTTGATTTTCCATGTATTACCTCTTTAAGCAGCATAAAGCGGCTTGTGATAATGCGTTAATAAAAAAAGCCCGCTGAAATTAGCGGGCCTGTAATGTTGGGTCGAGTTCACCAACAAGATCTTGCAGTTCTTTGATTCTTCCTCGAAGAACATTGTATTGTTGCGGCGTTAAACCTTCACCGCATAAATCTTGTTTATACTCAATAATTCGAGTATTCAGATAAATAATCAGAGATTTTTTATCTGCTTCATTTTGCAATTTTAGTTTCTGCATGAAAACTCCAATAAAAAACCGAACTGTATTTCTACAATTCGGCTATTGTGGGAAATTCTACTGCAAAATTTTTTATTGTCAATAGATTAATTTGTGTTCAATCCCTCCATTATACGGTATTTACGTAACATTTTTGCTTGTACTCTGCTCATATCTTTATTGTAACGCTTAATGCCATTCTCATAAGCAATTGCGCTAATTTTGCCTGAGCGTAATGCACGAGTAAGTTTTGCTTTTTCGCTTCGCATGGTTTGTGTTGTGTTTTTATCTTGTTCGTAGAATCTGATCAGCTTGCGTTTATCGTCATCTAGCCAACCATCTAACGCACCACGGTTCTTTCTTGATTCATATTCTGTCGCCACTTTTCTCGCTTCTTCGCTCGCTTCGTAGTAACGACTTTGAATGCTGAACTCGTTGGTGGTGCCGATGAACTGATTCACAAAAGGCATTTTTGTTTTACGCCCTAATGCTTCACGGTTAGGGTTTTCAACAAATATAGTGCTTAATTCTTTAAGGCTACCGAATATGGAGCTATACCCATCAAACAAGTTTTTAATTTGCTCAGGGTGCATATCAATACCCATTGTATCGTTTAGATTAATCGCCACATCTTTCCAAAATTGAGCAGTTGTCGCCTTAGATTGTTCTGCTTTTAATTTATCATCACGCACATAGTTAGTTGTGATCTTATTACCAAAAGCAGATCGATTTACAACATTTTGCATTAATGGTTGAAGTAATGTCGGTGTTATTGTTAATGCAGCTTTTTCCATTGGGTATTTTGCTGCAGAAATTTCACTTGGACTAATAGGTGCAAAAGTTTTCAAGGAGTGTGCTAGCATATTCGTCCCCGCCTCAGTCAATGAAATATCACCAACCGCTCCTTTTACGATATTCGTAGCAAAATTCCATGCCATTTGCGGCATACCAAACCCAACGGGAATTTGAAATAATAACCATCACCAAGTGGAAACGGGATAAAACGTGTAATATCGCCAAGTTGATCCATTTTATTCCCCCTTCATCTTCATCGTCCATAGAGCGTAAAACGGTGTAAAGCGCAGTCATCCCTGCAAGGTAGGCGGCAAAACGATACTGACCTTTACGTGTGGATAGATAACGCATTAAATTGGCCGCGCCCATTACAGCGGGTTGCGAGAACATATACAATGCTTTGATACCGCGCATTTTTGAACCAGTCTTGCGGAAGTTGGTTAATTCTAGCGTTGTTGCGGCCGCTTGCTTGCTATCTACACCATTCTCAACTAAGGCCTTATAAGCGGCAAGCGCAGAAACTGTATCAAAGGTTTTATTATACCCTTCTAAAATATTGCCTACTTTCTCTAATTTATTTGACAATGGGTTGTTTTCTTTTTTCAGTCTTTTTATTAAGTCGGTTTCTGTCTTATCTAAGTAAGTACCATAGTTTGATACTCCCCCTCTTTTAGAAGTTGTTTTAACATCCGCTCTGCAGGCACGCTATCACGCAATTCTTGTCCGAACCCTAATCGTTTAGTTGCTTGCCATACTTCCTTATCAGCCAGTGCATTTTTAATGGTATCACGACCGATTTTATCCATTGTTTTGCTATCAACTAGGCGATTATTTTTATCGTAAAGTTTTTGCACTCGGATAAATTCTGATTTTTCCCAAGTATCACGCAACATATTCATCGGCGCAAAAGTGACAGTCCATTGTGTAACACCTCGAGCATACCATCCTGTCGGTTTAGAAATGACTTTCAAGAAAGCATTGGCGTGTTCAACGTTGTCATTACGCAATGATTCCATCACTTGAGTTGGCAATTCATACTCATAATAATCACTGCCTTCTTTACGGATAAGCACGTTGTCGCTTGAGCGTGTTAAGCCTTGCATTTTGCGTTTGCTAATACCTAAATTTGCAGTTGCTTGTTCTCTTGCCTCTGCATCAGAATAGCCTTTATCTTTCAATAAAGTCACTTCTGTTTCGAACAAGTCATCAATTCTAGATTTAAACTCAGCAAAGCCGGCATAGGTGGTGGATTTACCGATTGACTTCCAAACAGCATCAATCGCATCTTCAGCCTCTGAGTTTATACGACCTTTCAATGCTTTATCTCGAGTTATATTAAGCGCATTTGAGCTGGCACCTGAGATAATATCAACATCTACATCAGCATTAGGATCACCAGTTAAAGGAACATAATGGCGATTTGATTTGTATTCTTGATATTCTGATTCAGTATATCGACCGCTTGCACGATCAATATCTAATCTTGATTGATTAAGATCGTAAACCATCTCAGCAATTGATTCTAAATTAGATTTACTAATACGTTGTTCAGTATTCTTCATAATCAATTCAGCTTCCGGAATTGACCAACCTCCAGCGACCCCAACTTTAAAGCGATTACCTTTGTTTTTATAATCTGTGTTGTAAATATCAGACTTACGGTTATCGTATTGCTCTTTTGCTTTTAGATAAGCCTCATTTAAGCGACGAACTTCTACACTTGTACCGTTTTGTCTAGCGTTATCCAATAAGCGTTTTGTATCACGCATTACTTTTTCATCACGATTTAATAAATCAATGTTTTTCTCAATAGAATAGCGAGCCGAAATCCAGTTACCGACTAATCGTTTCATTGTTAATTCATCGATCGGATGTTTGCTTTTCTTGGTCTCTTTAGATAAAGCGGCAATTTTAGATAGGATAGGTTTTAAATACGCCTGTTCTAATTCTGAATTTAGTGCATCACGTTTACCCTTGGCGGTGTACATCGCATCTTTCAATCTGCGTTTTTCGTGATCTCGACTGCTCGTATTCCCTGTTTGATCTTCAAGATGCATTGAATCAATCCAGTCATTCACTGGGCGCAAGCTATCAGCGAACCATTCATCCACTTTGCCCACTACCCGATTAAAGCGCTCTTTAAATCCTGAGAAGTCTTTGGATTTTAAGTTATCCCATACACTAGGCTCACTGTCTGCTACGCCTGTCATTGCTAAATCAAGAGCGGATTGCATTGTATTTGCACGAGAGAATAAAATATCCCCACCACGCTCTTCATCTAATTGATTTGTCGCTTGCTTAATTGCTTCAATTCTTGATTTAGGATCAGTAGAATCATAGGTAAAGATTTTCACCCCTGATTTTTCCAATACATCATAGGCATTTTTAGCAAGATTATCAGGAACAACAGCACCAGCAAAGTTACTGAATTGTGTAATATCTTTAGCCTTACCCTCAAAGTATTCAGTTGGCAACGCTTTGAGTTTATTCAAAAACGTATCAACCGCCATTCTATTTTCTTGAGTGTCTCTGATGCCGGCATAGCCAAATGCTTTTGAAGTGTTTTCATCCACCGCATTCCATAGCACATCGTAAATATCTAAAGTGCTTACACCTAATTTGTTCGCTAATAAATCTCCCTCTTTTTTAAGAGTATTTTTTGCAATTTCAAATTCTTCTTTAGATACGATTCGATGTTTATTAGCTTGAATATCAGCAATGGATTTAAACTTAGGCGTAACGGCCGCACGCACGTTAGGCATTCCATAATTAAATGATTCGCCGCCTCGTAAATCTTTTTTTAGTTTTTTCACAACATTTTCAATGGTATGCGCAACGTATTTATTGCGGCCATGACCATCTGTACCATTCCAAATTTTCTCTTTAACTGGTATGGTTTCAACGATACTATCAACATAATCACGGAAAGCATTTTCATGCTCGCTAACTGCCTTGCGCATATTTGATAATGTTTCGACTGAATCTAATACTTTTTTAGATTCTTGTAATTTCAACCCCTCTTTTACTCTTGATTCAGCGAATGTGCGAACAGCATATTTATCCCCATCCAAGGCTTGTTTTGCACGAACAATAACATTCTTGAGCGATGGCGATGGAGATACTCTACCCTCAATATCTTTGATGTAATCCTTGATAAATTCTCTGAATAATCCCTCAAATTTATCCGCACTCTCGATGGATGAAATATCTTCCTCGCTGATGCCGGCTTTAATTGCTTTTTGAATGGACGGATAATCAGCGTGTACGCTTTTCGGAATATCTTGATGGGCTTTTTTATACGGAATATTCTGCTCTTTTAAGAATTGATATTTAACGGCATCACTATCAAGCATAGCTTGTCTTGCGCCGGTATCTTCTAGACCTTGAGTAAAGTAATAATCAAAACTTCCATCTCCAACCTCTTTAGCAGCTTTCTCAAAACGGTTAAATAATACATTTTTATCTTTA